TGAGCAGAGGCACACACACTCTTCAACCTCCTCCTTTATCCTTTCCATACTATACCCACCTTTAATAAGTCCTCTCAATCCACCATGAGGAAACTTTTTAGAAGGATCTAGATGATGGTAATCCATACAGATGGGATCAAATATTTTCCCACAATCAAGGCAAGGTTTATCTCGTTTACTTTCATGTAGCCAAACAAACCTTTCCTTCTTTAACTTTACCCTCTTTGGTCTCGTATGCATTTTTATTTTTATTTATAAAAAAACCCCCTTTAAGGGGGGTTTCTCTGATCTTTCTAATCAGTGCTCTGCGTCTTTCTCTGGCACTACGAAGTGCTTGAGGTTTAAGTTTCCTCTTCGCTTCCTTCTTGCTGTGGTGTATCCAATTTGGAACTGTCATCTTTGTTTCTCCCCATGTAAGCATCACTTCTAGGATCAGTAATAAGAAACCTACAATACTCCCATCCTTCCTTCTTAAAGGTGTCACTCATGTCAACAGGTCGTCTTATAGGACCCCCTGTAGCCCATTCTGGTGGTGATTCCGTATTCATAAATCTGGATAGAATTTATCAAGATCCTCTTTATAGAGAGATCTTATATTATCTATAAGTTTAGGGGTCCTGTCAAGCTGATTAACCCCCTCATGACGGCTCATAGGATACTGTGCGAATGCATCTATCTTAAACTCTACTTGCAGTTTTTCACTCATCCAGTAGCCAAAATTAACACCCAACCCATCTTCAAATTTCCAGAGATGAGTTGTGTCACTAATAAAATCTACTTGAGGTCTCCACCAAGTCTTGGTCTCTGAATAAGGAAAGTTCTCAATCATAGAAAAGAATTGGTCTTTATCTTCCATCTTTTCTTGTATATCATTACCATACTCTTGCTTAAGGAAAATAGATGCTGAGAAGAATCTCTCAATAGGATTCCTAATAACTGCCACCTGTTCTATACCATCTATATCACAATACTTTTCATACAGTTCCTTATAGAAATGAGTTATCTCACAATCTTCTATAAAAGAATGATTATAATGAGGGATACCATAGAGTTCTAGAAGTTCATACTCCCATCCATTTAAATCCAGATTCGCTTCAATAAACCTTCCCCCTGTGCGAGGGATATGAATAAGAAGAAATCTCTTACCAGTCTCTTTGTGTTTAAAGGTTGCCATCAATCACCTCATTAATACTAATTGTAGGAGACCATCCCAAATTACGCAATTGTGTTGTGTCAGCACATAAACTGTCTGGTTCTCCTACCACATGCTTAAGAGGTAAATCCCTTCCCATTGCCTGTGCTATATCCATAACAGGAATAGATTCTCCATTCCCAATATCAATAGGTCCTGTAAAAGAAGGACAAGAGATCAAACAAGAAATAGCACTGACAACATCTTTAACATGAATATAATCTCTCTTATGTCTAGTAATATACTTAGCAGTATTCTCCTGTAACATTCTATAAAGCATATCCACTCTACTATTCTCCTCTGCCCATACATTAAAGAACCTCATTGCCACACTATTAGGAGGTGCCATTGATTCATTTACCTTCTTGGTTATAGCATAAGGATTCTGCCACCATCCATATACACCTGCAGAACTAGCATATAAAAGTCTAATATCATTATCTCTACAATAACAAAATATTCGTTTTGTCTTCTCTACATTATTCTCCCAAAACTTATCAGGGTTCTCCAGACTATCCCTAAGTGCAGCAAATGCAGCAAGATGTATTACCACATCATATATCTTATCAGTTTTAAAATCTCCTATATCATCAGGAAAATCTATTCCATCAACATCACAAGAATCTTTAAGATGGGTATAAAGATGACTTCCAATAAAACCTTTATATCCAGTAATCAAAACTTTCATTCAGTTATCCTACTAAATCCCTTCATCTTCTCAAATCTTACCACACTATCAAACCTATCTTCCATACCAGTCTTATGGGATATTACAAATATATTTGCATCTACAATAACATACTTAATAATTTTCAAGAACTCATCTGTTCCCATACCATCTAGTGAACTATCAAATACCTCATCCATTATAAGGAGATTAGTATTTACAGAGTTCTTCATCCTTGCCACTTCTCTCCAAGTAAACAAGAGTGCTAAGTCTATTCTCATCTTCTCTCCCTCGCTGAAAGAAGCATAAGAAAAATCTTCATGGATAGGGGACTGGACGGTTTCGTTAAACTCATCATCAAGAGTAAAATTAATATAAAAATCCATCATCTGGAGATATCTATTAACCTGCTGATTAATCAGAGGTAGATACTTCTTAATGATTTTTGATTTAACTCCACCATCTCTAAGTAAGCTATACGAAAAATCGTAATAGTTTATTGTGTCCTTTTTAGAAGATAGTTCGTCGTAAGTAGTTGTTAAATTGTCCTGGAAGGTTGCTAACTTGTCGTGCTCAGTATTTCTGTTTGCAAGTCGATCGGTAATAGTTTGAATTTCCGATTCCAAATCTCTGATTTGTCGTTGACAGCCAGTGATCTTTGTATTATTTTTAGAAATGCCATGCGTTAGTTTAGTAATCTCCTTAGATATGTTTGTAAAGTGACGCTCTCGTTCTTCTTCGTTTTTAATTGCCTCCTCTAGTTCTTTATAACCAGATTGCAACTCCTTTGCTTTAGTTTGAGCGTCATCAATTTTATTTATTCTGAACTCCTCCTGGATTGGTTGGGTACATGTAGGACATGTTACATTGTCAGTAAAGAACTTATGCTCTTTAGTAATGGTCGCTACCTTATTAGAAATCTTACCTTTTAAACCACCAAGAGTGCGAAGTTTTTCTGTAGCACCTGTTACTTTCTCTTGATCTTCTGTTAGAGTCTCCACTTCCTTTTCTGTCTTCTGGTTCTCCATCAAGTAATTATCAGATTCTTGAAGGAGCTTAGTAACCTTATCTTTATTCTTGTTTATATTTTCATTACTCCTATTATCAAGTTCCTCAATAAAATCTTTTTGCATTACAACCTTTTCATTGAGAGATTCCTTCTTAAGATTAAGAACTTTCACCTCTTCTTTCTGCTGACGTATCTTTTCTTTAATCAACATACTCATTGATGAAAAGATTTTAATATCAAGCAAGTCTTCAATTACTTCTCTTCTATGAGCCGCAGGGAGTTGCATAAAGGGAACGAATGTACTAGACCCCAAAATAACAATCTGCGTGAAAGACTTATAATTCATCTTTAGAACATTCTGCTCTAGCCACTTTTGCTGGTCTACAACATTAGAGAATTGATCTAAAACCTTACCATCTTTCCAAATCTCAAAGATATTAGGTCTAATTCCTCTTACTACTTTCCAATCTACAGAACCAATAGAAAATTCTACCTCAACCTTACAATCCTTTTCATTAACCGTATTAATTAATTGAGGTTTATTAATCTTTCTAAAAGGTCTTCCAAACAAACTAAAAGTTAAGGCATCCAATACAGTACTCTTACCAGTACCATTGGTGCCGATAATCAAAGTAGTATTATCTTCGGTAAAACTTATTTCACTATATTGATTTCCAGTGCTTAAAAAGTTTTTCCAGCGAATCTTCTCAAATAAAATCATGCTTAATTAAAGGTGGAATCACAATGTCATTGGGGGTAATAACCGTATAGTTATATCCATGAAGCTGACACGTTTTTATCATAAGGTCAGGCTCAACTTCTATAATATGCATCTCTGGATAATCCTGATCATCTTCTAACATCATAGCATATCTTTCTGCATCATCTTCTTGCTCAAACAAATAAAGAATCTGATTACCATAAGCATCTTGTACTGAGTAAGCTCCTTCCCTCTCCTTACCAGCGACAGTTAATATAAACATCATACCAACTCACATGCTTCTTGGTACGTTTCTTGCATCATCTTTTGCAATACTGACTTGTCAAGATTAATTTCTGCCTCATCAATAAATTTATTGAGAATGGACATGGTATCTTCGGTTTCATATGCCTCAGAACCCTTATCATCATACCATCCACCAAAATCAAAATTCTCAACAATCTTTACTTCTGCTACATTAGATGCATATAACTTATCAACAAACTTTTCAAAATTCTTTGTACTTGTTTTTTTACGAACAATGAGTTTTACAATCTTACTTTCATACTCCCGCGAATCAAAGGTCTGATAAGGAGTATCCTCATAAAAGATCTTATAAAAAAGACGATGAGGATTATTAATAGGAGTATGTTCTAAGGTTTCTGTATCAAAAATATGAAACCCTCTAGTAGAATCAAAGTCATTCCAAAACATTTCATAAGGATTACCTAAGTAATGAATATCTCCCACACTTGAACGAGTGTGAAAATGTCCTGAAAAAACCTTTTCAAACTTTTTAAAATAGTTCATATCAAATCCATGATCCATAATCACCTGTTGCGTGACTATAAATCCATTCAATTCTAAATGACCCATTACTACAGGACACTTAGATTTTTTAAGAGCCTTAATAGTATCCTCTTCATTTTCCTGATTAATCCAAGGAATAAGAAGAACACCCAAGTCTCCTAACTTAATCTCCTCTGGTTGTGCATATACCTTAACATTCTTATATTCACGAAGTAATAAATCTACTGCATTTACATCATTAGTATTCTTATAATATGCTGTATGATTACCTACAATAGTGTGAATTGTATAATCTCTTAATTTATCGTAATAGTTATCCTTTGCCCAGGATAAAGCCGAAAAGTCAATACCTTTACGGCTATCGAAGGTATCACCCATATCAATAATGGTATCAATACCTTCCGCTTCAATAGTCGGAAAGAAAACATCATTATAGAACTTCAGAAAATAATCATGAAAGAGTTTTGAATTCTTTCGTGCTCCGAAGTGCTGATCAGTAATGATCGCAATCTTCATTCAATTACGCAACTTAGAATGGACGGCATCCTTAATTTGATTATACTCTGCATAATTGTCCCCGTCAATCCTATTGCTATCATCAAACACTTCAGAATAACCAGACCTCTCAAGAATCTTATTCTTAATTTCTAATTGACGCTTTTCTCTTTGTATGCGTCG